CACTTTCGTGGCTCACATGTCTATCTTTGGGATTATTACTCCCATCTTTGGACATTTCCCCTCTTTCGGAGTCGTAATGATGACAATTCGCACACGAACTAGGTCCGTCTACGGGCCATCTGGCCTCGCAGTTCGGAGCGGAGTTCCGTATGCTCATGGACCACCCCTTGAAAGTTATGAGGAGTGTGTCGATGATACCCAACCTGGTGACAATTGGTCATTTAAAGTGACCAAAGGTACTAGCACGGGTGGAAGATGCCACTTAGCCGGAGATCATGATGGTGTAGGAGGATATGGTTCCTTCTATAACTTCATGGCCGATGGCGTTAGAGGCTTCTTCATTTGGCATCAATACGTACCTGGAGACAAGGGCGATATTGCATATAGCACTATCGCTGCTGCACGCACCAACCCGTCTCGTCCAAATGTGGACGTCCCTGTTGAAGCGTTGCAACTCGGCGAGTTGACCCAGCTTATTCGTGATGTTGGTAACAACATTATCAGAAAGGCTGGTAATTACAACTTAGCCTACCAATTCGGGATTAAACCGGTGGTAGACGACCTCTTTAAGCTAACTCAATTTCGTGAATACGTTTCTCAACGTGTAAAAGAACTTGAGCGTTTACAGAGTGGCCGAGGTCTCAGGAGGACGATGGCTTTAGGTAGTCTTGATAACTTGCGTACCGAAGGTTTTGGTGCACAAGGATTGATACAGAGCGTCTATAGAGATTTCTATGGCGATCAGTATCATTACAGGACGCAATTGGAAATTGGAGCTCATGTTAGGTGGAAACCCAACTTGACTTCCTATCCAAAAACCAATGAAGCCATGCATGCGTTAGCCAAGAGAGCGGTCTTAGGACTCACAGTGGATTTATCCACTTGGTGGGAACTAATGCCGTGGTCTTGGATGATAGACTGGGGCTCCACTTGCGGCGCTTTCTTTGCCGCTAAGAGGAATATAGTTCAAGCCTATCCCTCAGAGATTTCTGTTCTGAGGCGCACTCGGACCATGTACCACACAGATGGTTATACCTATCACGTTGATGGGTATGACCGTGTGTTTGACTCTTTTGACTCTACTTTAGAGACTAAAGAGCGGAACAGGACCGACGTCGTTGCTCCGGATGCCTATTTCCCGTTCCTTACGGGAAATCAAATGGGCATTGTTGCGTCTCTAGCAGTGACTAGGGGCTAGCTAGCCCTTTTTCACTCTAGTTACACAACAAAGGAAGTAGAATATGTTCGCTGATCCAGCAGTAGTCACCATTAATGCGGTGGCCAAGAATCTCGTTCGTATCAATCAGGACAAGTATTCATCTGAATACATGCTCCGAAGTGCTACGGAAGAGCATCGGCTCAACATTCGTAATACTAGTTACGTGGATAAGAAGCGCGGTGTGGCTATTGATCGCCACAACGTGGAGCTTATCCATACGGTATTCGCTGTTGCTCCAGCTACTCTTTCCACTGTTAGGAAAGTGTATGCGGTTATCGAAAATCAACAGGGTGATACGCTTGTTGATCCTCGAAACGTCGCTCTGGGGCTCTTCGCTTTCCTTGCGTCTGCGAAGATTGACCAACTTTTGAACCTAGAGTCTTAAGGAGCTCTAGGGACTCTGCAATCAGCGGCTTGGATCATAGCTAACCGAAAGGTTTACCATGATTAAAAGCCAAGTGAATGCTCTACTTCATGTTCTGCAAGGATTCCGCAAGGATATCCAAGCAGCGTACCCGGCATTGAGGGAAAGTTTGTCAAAAGATTTTGATAGACTAACCCTTGGTTGTCAAAATAGGGGTCTAAACTTTCTTTGTTTAGACCTTCCGCATCTCGAGACTCTTCTTCTTGAAGGCCTTGAGTGTGGGAGACTAGACCTAAGAGGACCACTTTCTAAAGCGGTTTCTCGAAGGGTCAGGGTGCCGAGATTATTCTCGGGACTCTGGCTTCTCATTTTTGACAATGATGCTTGTTTAAAGCATGATGCAGATGTCACTTCTCTTGCAATGTTGCGACAAGTTCTCACTTTCGCAAAGAAGCTTGAGGTTGGTTGCTCTAAAGGTCGCATTGCTGCGACCATTGGAGGTTACCATGACATCGAACGGAAGCTACGACGGCCTGTTTTATCGTGGGCCGAAGATAGCCTCAGCCAAGCCTGTGGAAACACAGAATCTATCGATCTCAGGTGTGGAAACACGCCCGATTTCTTTAGAACGAACCTACACTCTGGAATTTACGATAGTATCGTTGTCCATCGTGGTCATTCTCATTTTTCTCCTAGTTCTTTCGTTTCGACGAAAGGACTATTAGATAGTGCGAATGACAATGGGTCTTGCTTGGCTTTACACAGCTCTTATAGCTTTAAGCATCTTTCTTTTGTTGATGCTCTTAGTTATAATCCCTATTCTCTTCCCTTCGAGATTAGTCTTGAAGAAAGAGATAGTGGTAAGCTGCGTAACATCGCCAATAAGCTTCAGCAAGTAGCTGATCTTATTGTCGGTTCCTTTGATGACTTTGATCCAATTCTTCTTTCAGAAGAATCTGAACAGGGCATCGGTGGAATCGGCTTTAAACATGGGCCTGGTGCAGTGTCTGAACGACTCAAGAATTGGGAGAAATCCTCTTTTCCGAGTTGGTCAGACAAGCTTAATACCATATTTCCATTTGACACATTTGGTAAAACATCTGGGTCAGTGGAATCTAGGAGTTCTAACCATGAATCTCCCAGCCGCCTGCTATGTGTTCCAAAGACCTCTAAAGGTCCTAGGCTAATAGCGGCTGAATCAGCATCACATATGTGGTGCCAACAGTCGCTATTATTGTTCTTTTCACAACAATTTAGAAAGTCCTTTGGGACTAATTTTATTGATATGAAAGATCAATCACTATCAGGTGATATGGTGTATAAAGCTTCCAAAGACCGGAAGCTTGCAACTGTTGATTTATCAGATGCAAGTGATCGGCTTTCGTGTTGGACCATAGAGC